AATGTCAGCAAACTTTGAAGTAAGTCGTTTGTTAAAGTCCAAAAAAAAACTTGTGATCCTAACACTACACCTAAAGGTGCAAACTTCATTACTTCTGCATAACTATTTGTACCGTTGTATTCTTCTATTTTGTATTTGTCTTTTCGTCTTTCTGTAATAGGTCTGTACATTACTGCCATTGCTTTGTGCCAATTTTCTACCTTGTCAAGATTCTGTGTCAAGTCTATGTATTCCCCAAAACTCATATTTTCTAAGTCTGTAATAAAACCAAATTCAACACCTTGTAGTGTAAACCTGTGTTGAAAACTTGGCTTGTTTTTAAACATTTCTGAAAGGTGTATAGTAATTTCTTTTACATCAGACCACTTAACCTGGAATACATCACGTAGTCTTAAACCACAAAATATTTGTACCATTTTCTGACATAAAAATTCTTCGTCATTCGACTTTTCGTAACTATCCATAAATTGCTGATAGCTTTTTAATGGTATTTCGTTAAGTTCTGTTGGTACTAATATTTCAGCTTCCATATCTATATAACTATTTTTCTTGTTTTTGTATTACCTAATGTGATAAGTTCCGTAATTTTTATTGCTTAGGTTTTCTTGTTCGTGGTATCTTAGAGCGTCTATTAAATGGTCTTGACCACCTTTTGGTTTGTTTAGTTGTTTACCAGTCTTGTCTGTGTCCCAAACATATCCACGTAGTTCTTTTATTAAATTAAGACTTGTAGACGTTATTAAATATTCCTGGTTCTGCATAAGTTGTATTCCAAATAAAATACTATCCTTACCTTTTGTAGCACCTTTAATTTGATAACCAAGTCTTCGTATTTCTTCTATACTTTTTGGTTCAGCACTATCTGCAATTACTAATTCGTGTTTTGGTAGTTTCTTGGCTACTTCTTCATTTACTAATCTTGTTTGGTAACATACTTCGTTTACTATTCTTTTACCGTTCCATAAGTACACCTCAACAATTGCAGTTGGATCAGCAGAATAACCAAAGTCTAAACCATAACCTAAAAGCTTTGCGTCTTCAGGCACTTCGTCTATTTGCTTCCAGTTGTCAAACACTACACCTTGTAAGTTGCCTATCTCACCAAGACCATAAACAGACCACCAGTTTTTCCAATATGCAGAAGTCTTTGCTTTTTCTTTTGCCTTTTCTATTTCAAAGATTATGTTTTTATCAAGTGCTTCATTATCTAAATAGTTTAGCTTTAAAAATTCTGCGTTGCTATCATTGACTAATTCGTGTGCCCAAAATTCATTACTTGGGTTAAAGTCTAAATATACTTCGTCTTTAGTTCGTATAGCAAGTTCATTATACATTTCAAAAGTTACGTTATTACATTCGTTTATATAAAGTATGTCACGCCTTGCACCACGTAACCTGGAACTATCGTCAGCAGAAAAAAACTCTATAAAACTTCCATTAGTAAATTGATATTTCAACAAACTTCTGTTGAAAAGTTGTTCACGGTATCTGTGTAGTCCTTTAAGTAATTTTATGCAGTCACGAATACAACCCCTTCTTAAGTGTGGTATTGATTCACTAACTACACTTATTTCTAAGTTAGGTATTTTTATAGCTTTGTCAATTAGTAGTATTAGAATTGAAATAGTCTTACCAGCACTTGTACCACCTTGTACTATTTTGATTCGTTTTTCTAACCTACTTATCTTGTTTACTGCCGTTGTTCTTTGAAACATCTATATCTGGAAATATTGGTTGTTCAAATATTGTTTGGTCAATCTGTTGTATAGGCGCACCATATCCACTATCCATTAAAGCTTTGTATGCGTTTACATCACCGTTACGTGCTTTCTTAATTAAAGCTAAAGACATTATATCTTCTTGTGAAAGTGTTTCTTCTTGGTTAGTTAATGGATTAAAATACTTTTGATTAGATTCTAACCAACGCTTTGCTATTGTACTTCTATTCTTACTACCTTTTGGTCTACCTTTTGGGTTCCCACTTTGACCAGGTGACCAAGATTTTAAGTTTTCTTCATTAGCCATATCTCATTGTATTTTCATTGTTTACTTATATAACTACTTTTGTTTGTTTTCGTATTCCAAGTAAACAGTTCTTAAACGATCCACCATATCACGTACACAACTTGAACAACTACTTGCAGTACTTTTTTTATTGAATACTCTATTATAAATTTTTCTTAATTCAGCTTGTTCATTTGGTGTTACTGTACTACGTTCAATAGCAAACCAACCACTTAATATATGGTATTCGTCTTCTTGTAGACATTTAATATTACTATTATATGGAAATAGTTTATTTAGTTTTTCTCTACGTTTATCACAACCACAGTCTTCACCAGCTACAAATTTTACCAGTTTATCTATTTTAGTTGCTTTTGTAAATTTTGCGATAGTGTCACCAAGACCTTCGCTTTTCTTTTTTACTGTTTTCTTTTTTGCCATTATTTTTTCTTTTTTTTATTTTTATTTACAAAATCTTTATCAACTTCTATAAGAAACCTTAACCATTCGATTGGAATTTCTTTTTCTTTCTTTGTTGTTTTCTTTTTTGCCATTTTTATTTTTTTATATGATTATCTAATAAATAAAAGTTTAAATTTGGTGTCCTTGCTAAGTCATCATTATAATCAATTAAACTTTCATCAACTTCTTTTTTATCTTTTATAACTTTAGTATGTTTTAAATTATATTTTGAAATTAAACTATCTTCACGACCACCATAAGAAGCAGTTAAAACTAAATTTTTTGGTATATCATTAATTCTATTTACCCAAAATGATAAACTTTTTGTGTAAGCCCAAAACTCAATATTCGGATTTTTTTTGCAAATTTCAACCCATAAATCAAAATATTTTTGGTTAAAAAAATCACCCGAAGCGTGTATTCTTATATGTTTTGCTTTTTTAGGTATTTCAGGTATTCCACCGTTTTTTATAAATTGAAAATTGTTCCACCTATGTTTTCTTACTGCAGGAAAACGCTCACTTGAAGCAGCATAACACCTATAAGCATTGCTTTTATTATTAAATTTTCCAGTGACTCTATCTACTTTAACTAAACATTCTTCTGCTTTCGGGCAAGTAAAACCAGTAGGTAAATTCCATTCATAAACTATTGTGCTATAATATTTATTTTTTCTTATAAACTTCATACTAATTTAATTCTACTTGATATATTTCTAAAAAATCTTCTTCTTCTAATTGTTTCTGCAAACAAAATATTCTTATTGCTTCGTGTAAGTCAGTAGCACGTATTATATTAATAGGTTCTTTTTCTGTGTCGTTCTTTATGTAAAAGTAGTATGTCTTCATTGTTCTATTTTGATACGTTCATAGTCCGTGTTTCTAAAGTCTTGCCAGTCTTCACCTACTGCTTCTTTGATCCGTGTTTTACAATGTTTTAAAGTTTGCCAAATAGACTTAACACTTATTCTTGTAAGCTTTGATAGTTCACGAATACTTTTGCCACTATCACGGTACAATTCAAATAGCATTTTGTCGTACCAGTGCCAAGAATCTATTTCGTCATTAATTTTTTTTAGTAGCTTACCGTAGCATTCTTCTTTCATTGATTCGTCTTTATATTCTAAACTAATATTTTCTATTTGTGTCTTTTGCTTTTCCTTGTGTAATAAGTATGTGTTTCTTATAGTCCAGTAAATATATATTCTATTACATTTTCCGTCTTTTATTAGCTTCTGCAAATTAGCGTGGTCTATAAGTCTTAAATACATTTCTTGGATCACGTCTTCAGCAAATGAACCAGCACCCATTCTTTTAGCAATAGATACATATTCTTTATGGTCTTTTGATATTTCTTTTAACCAGTCCACCTTTCAAAGTTAAAAAAAAAGCAGCACAAATTAATGTACTGCCTTTTCGCTTTTAATAGATAAACACAAAAACTATTAAAAAGGTAAATCATCTTCAGGTAGTTTTTCCATTTTAGTTACTTGTGTTTCGCTTGGTTTGTATGGTTCACTTATTGCCATACTAAAAAACTTTTCACCGTTCTTTGTTTCACGTACCCATAACGCTACTTCTTTTTCTAATCCTTCGCAGTTCATTTTTCCTTTGTAGTCAGGGTGTGTGTCTGCTTTCTTATAATTGTTTTTAAAGATTGCACCTGTATTTATTTTTTGTTCCATATTTATTTATTTATTGTTCAACGTTTAAAGTAAGCTTTGCTTTTAGTTCATTGTAGTATTCACGACATTTTTCTATTCGTGTTTTTATTGCTTGGATCACTTCTTTGTCATAATCTACCCTAAACAACTTTACACGGTTTTTTTTAGGTATGTGACTAAATTGGTGTTTGCTTTGTACATACTCTCTTATGTCTAAACATTCATCAATTTTTTGTTGCTTCCAATGTTCACGCCTTATTTCATCTTCAACAATTTGTTGTGGTGTGTCCACAAGACAATAAGCAATATAAGCTTTACGTTTTCCAGTTAGCCACATATAACCTTGTACCTGGTAAAAATAATCTTTGTTTGGTAGTTCTTCGTCAAACATAGGAAAAGTAGAAGCATTAAAACTTGCCTTAATATCTACTACTACATCAGTAATAATATCAGGTTCACCAGTAATATATTTGTTTGTAAACCTTTCTTCGTTCTTATACATAAAACCAAAGTCTAAAACATCATTACATAAGTCAATACTGTGTTGTTCTACTTCGTTTCCTTTGTCTGTGTACCTTGACCAAAATTCGTTTTTTATTCCAAATTTGTCTTCACGTAAAGTATCTTGTACATAAGTTTTAGCAGTTTTAGAAAGCACTTCTTTTTTAGAACGTGCATTAGTCATTATTTTACCAAGTGATGAACATCTAACTATCATATTAATATCTTAAGTTTACTTTGTTTCTATTTCTAAAATTGTATATTTTTTCTATTAACACTTTATATTGTTCACGACTTGCACAATCTACTAAAAGTGTTGGTTGTAAGCTTAACTTACCTAAAAAAATATTGTAGTCAAAATTTTGATTTTCAAACATTCCAATCATAGTAGCAACAAAAGAACTTCTTTTGTAATTTATATAATATTTCTTTATGCCTCTAATTTTGTCAGCATATTCTTGTGCTAAAATAAAGTCTTTACCTTGCCAAGTTCCTTCTGAAAAAACTTTTGTTTTAGGTTTAGTTTTAGTTCTTGTTTTTTGAAGATAAGAATAATTGTATGATTTGTGATTACTACACATAGTTATACAATCACTTAACGAAAAATCATTATTTAAACGATAAAAGCTTCTTAACTTAACGTATGAAATTACACCTATATTAGCGTAACCGTTTAAATAGTCTTTTATATTCCAGTTTTTTTGGTTTAAATTTAAGGTATGTACTTCTTTTAAATTATAATTTCTTGCTATTATAAAATAAATACCTTTTTTACATTCTTTAGCTGCTTGTAAACGGTGCTGACCGTCTACCACTTGCATTTGTTCGTTTACTATGATAGGGTTCATTAAAACACCGTTTTCAGTCATACTTAAAGTTAATTTTCTAATATGTGATAAATTTGGTATTCTATTTCCTTTCATTTCTGTAAACATATCTAAGTCATTTGTAAAATAAACTTTTGATATTTCTTTTACTTTTTCAGTATTATTTACTTTTTTTAATTCTTCTACTTGTATCATTTTTTCGTGTTTTTATATTAAAGTTAAAGCTTGTGATTGTTTATTACTTAATTCAAATGTCTTTAGTAATTGTTCTTTAGAATATTTACCTTCTTTTATAGTTTCTACTGCCCTTGCAAATTGCAAGTCAGTTAAAGAACCTTTTTCAAATTTAATATTTGGTCGATTTTTTTTTAAATTAACTTGTTCACCTCCAGCGTCTGTGTCTTTGTCTGTTACTATTCCTAAAAGGCTACTTATAGCATAACGTCTAAAGTAAGTAATTGCAGAACCATAAACTTGAAATTCATTCATACCTTTTAGTTGTACACCTTGTGGTATAGCTACACAACTTTCTATTGTGTCACCACTTGTTACGTGAAATAAAATAGTACGTAGTTCTGTTCCGTCTAATAGTTGCGTAAAGCCAAGCTTGTGCTTTTTTAATAACGGATTAATAACACTTAAAATAGTTGGAAGGTCTGCGTAAGAATAACCGTACCCTTTTGTTCCTTTGTGGATCACTTGACATTCTTGCTGGAACGCTGCCAAACTTTTATAAATGTTTTCTTTTGGTAAGCACTTATTGTTAGGCGTTGCTTGTTCCTTTTCCATAAGGTTTATAACCTTGTCTGTTGTTTTACTCATATACTTGTGTTTTATTTGTGTACGTAAAGTTAAGAATTATTTTCTATTTCCTTACATTTTTGTTTAAATTCTTTTATTAGTTGTTTAAGTTCTTGTTTGTCGTGCTTGTGTACACCTTTACTTTTAAGTTCTAACTTATTAAATTCTTCGCTTCCTATTCTTTTTAATAGTTCTTTGTGATAGTTAAACAAGTTGCCGTGTTGCCACTGGTTACAAAAAATGCACTGTGCGTTTATGTTTCTTAAATCAAACCTTACTGAACCGTG